ACCGGTTTTGGGGCAATCTCGGGCTTTACAGCGGCCGGCTCTACCGGTTTTGCGCTCGAGAATTTGCCAGACTTCGGGATTGTAGCAGTATCAACCATTTTTTCTTTTCTCTTTTTATTTGGCATATATAGTGGCTTAAATCAATATTCGCATAAGTGTTATATAAATCTTTAGTGAAAAATCGAGAAATAAAATATTTTTTTCGGCCGGCGTAATCCCATTTGATCCCGACAACATCGTCAAAGCTGCGGCGTTTATGGATTACATTAATCATTTGTAAAATTGGTTTAACTCTATCATTTCGCGGAAAGCGAAAAATAGATTGGCAATGATAAAGTTCATGAACATTGCCGCGGACTCTAAAATCAATGTGGCCAAAATCTTGCGTGGTGGTGATAATATCGACAAAATGGTGGCGGTGGCTAGCGATTTTCTCGGCAAAAGCCGGCGGCAAAAAAAACCAATTATGAGCATCAAAGAGCTTTTGACCCTCGTCAATACAGATAACGCCATTGGTGATGTTATAGGTTTCGCTCAAGTGATGCCAGCGGATAACTCCCTCATTATTATTCGGAAAATTAAAAGATAAATTTGGGTAGATTATCTCCCCATATTTTTTCCGCCGCTTAAGCGCCAAACGCGACATCAACCATGTTTTGCCGGCCCCTGTCAGGCCCGTAATAACTGTAATCATTTTTAGTGCCAAAGTGATTTGTAAAGCTTTTTATAGGCCTTGGTTTTTTTATAGTCTTTCTTTTTTCGTTTAGCCATAAAATTAAATATCAACCTTTCCGCTGCCGCGCAAAGCATTGATTAACATAATAAAGAGTTTAACGCTATAATAAATCACCAAAAAACCTAAAAACCATTTTAAAACTGTAAAGAGAGCGACGATATTTAAAATCATGTCTAGCTTCATTATACAAGTAAAAAAATAAGTCAAACCCTCGAGCAATTTATCCGGCCAAATACTAAAACCTCGAGCCAATAAATTAGACGCGGCGGCTAGAGTCCCGAGAATGAAAGAGAAAATATAAAATAAAATATCTAATATCATACAGGTTCTTTTTTAGGTTTAATGATCAAAAAAACTCCGAGTGCGCCGAGTATCCAATAAATATATTCTTCCACATTGCGAAAAATTATATAGTTATTTCCATTATCACCCATGACCTTGCTTAATGTAGACGACGAAACCATTGGCTCGATATAATATTCGGTTCCTGTCGCCGTTTTACGGACAAAAGGCAATCCAAAAGTTTCTTCGGTTCTCGATGCGGTGGCCGTATCAATGGCAGAGTCCAAAGTGTCTAAAAACTCAAAAAATATATTATACGGAAAGGCTGTTTTAAAAGCACTGTAATTTTTATTGAAATAATTAAAGCTCTGGCAGCTCGGGGAGATTAAAATGTCTGCCGTATATAATAAACCGGTTTTTAGTCCGCAAGCTATGGTTCCTAGTTCTGCCCCGGTATCGTCGTCAATACAAATATTAGTTAAATTAAACAAAGGCGGCTGACATACGAGCGCCCCGGTGGTGTTATTAGGTATATCAGAGAATACCTCCCAAATCATGTGAAAGACATTATTATCCCATAAAGCGGCGTTTGTCGTAAAGGTAGCGTGCCACCTAAAATACAGATCAAAATTATTAGAAACAGAATAAGGTAAAAAGACCTCACCAAAGCCCGATTGCTCGGTTGGTATAAAACAATATTCAGTATCTACGCCGGCTTTAATATTATAAACGCAAATTGTCGACGATGCCCAATCGTCTAGTCCTGAAAAATCATAAACTACTTGAACCTCGGTTGACGTTCCGATGCTAGTATCCACTATTTGAGTAAAAGACGAGTCAAAACCCCAAGCCGAACCGCGAACATAATTATCGGGATTTTGATAAATTTCCCAATCAAAAGAGCTTGGCGATATTTGGGAAATCGTTTTAGTCGGCGTTCCGTCATTATAATAAATATCGAGTTGTAAAGCCGCCGATCCGCTATTTCCTAATTGTTCTGATAATTCAGTTTGATAAGTTCCCGAGAGAAGACAGTCTTGCCAATAATCAAATGTGTCGTCATATAAAATAATATCGTTTCCGGCTACCCCCTCGCCATAATCAAATAAAGAATACAAAACAACCTCACTGATATTTGAAAAATTACTGTCATGACAAAAATCAGCGAAATAAGGAATATTTAAAATATTGCTGTGATCGGCGGTTTCCGTTCCTAATCCTAAGTATCTAATTTTTGTTGGATCAGGCGCTAAATTTAAAACCCATAAATCAATGGCCTTAACTGAATTCACATCGTCGTCATAAACAACAAAATAATTATCTTCGATAGTTTTAGTGTCTATATTTAAATTATAAAAAAGAGATCCTTTTGTCTGATCATAATACGATCCTGATGTGGTGGCCGTATAATCAACTGTTCCTATAAAAGTAGTGCCGTTTGGATAAGACAAACCTTGATAAATTACTGCGCTTTCATTATTTGAAATAGTAAAATATCCAGAAGAAAGTTGATTGGTGCTATATCCTGATTGAACGCCCAAAACAGTATCAAGAGGATCGGATTGATCCACGCCGCAATATGATCTTAAAATTATCGTCATTGGGTCTGATCCTGCCCCTCTTGACCAATGAACACTAAAATTTTTTGTTCCTAAAGACGGATTTGTAATATAAAAATTTTGCCAACCTATCGCATCCTGTGATGCTATATAATATCTAATTCCCAAACTGTCAGGGGTCATATCAATACCATCGTATTTGACACCGGTAAAAGTGTATCCGCCATAAGAATAGTATTCAATGACAGTCGCAATTAGCAAAGGATTTGAGCAATCGGTAGGTATTGTATTTGAAAGAGTAAAATTTCCAGCGCCATCATCGGCGACTTTTTTATAAGAAAAATTTATTGGGTTTTGGGTAATTTCAGCACTAGCGCCATGCCCGACCAATAAAAAAACCAACAGCAAGAACGGCGAGCATATAGAGAAAATCTTTAATTTTAGACCGCATATTTTCATAAATTAAAAAATATCTTTTCCAAATTTTTGTTTCATTTTTTCGATTACTTCTCGGCTAAATTGCTGCCCACCCAATATAGACAAAAAAATAATGGAGATAATAGCTTCAATGGGGGCGCCTTTCGAATAAAGGAAAGCGCTGCCAATCAATAAAAAGAGCAACATCGCACATTCGGCAATAGTTCCGGGAAGTGAATAAATTATCGACCAAAAAAATTTTTTAAAAAAATTAGATTTCATTTTTTTTTAGTAGCGGCTTAAGTTTATTTATTAATAAATATAAAACAGAAACAGAGGTAGCAAACATTAATAATTCTTCCCGTTTTGTCAATGGTAAATTTTTAGATATTTTTTTATTTATTTTTTTAAAAGGATCTTTCGTTTTGTTTTTTGTTTATTTTTTTCTTTATTTATCTGGTCATACATGTCCAAAATTTCCTTCATTTTTAAAGACTCGTGTTTCATGCGAGGTTCGGTAAAATTTCGGTATATTTGAGCGTCAATGTGGCCGAGAACGGCGGCGATAATTATTAGAGCGGCGATAATCATAAATTTTTAATTCCAAAAAGTGCGGCTGTTGCTTTTAATAAAAATTTTAAAAGTAAATACGCAAAAGTAAAAACCAAAACCGCTTCGTTAATAAAGAGCAAAAGGGAAAATGTAAATGGGTGGATGTAGTCCATAAAAAATATTTTGCCCCCCCCCTAAAAAGAGGGGGGGCAGAAATTAGCGAGATCCTAATTTGCCATGCCGGGTCAAGAAGTATATCAACGCGACCAGCGCGCCAATACCTAAAATATACGGCCAAAAATTAGTGATCACGACCCCAATCAGATCGAACCAACTGGTTATGGCCTTGTCGCCAAGGTCCAAAATAGTCGTTGTAGCAGCAGTCATTTTGGTAAAATTAAATTAATAAATATAAATGCGACGACCTTTATTTTAATAATTCGGATCAACCATGCGGAATAAAGAAATAAGAATAATCATGATAATAAGACAAAATATAGGGGTAGCGCCTAAAAGAAAAATTGCCTGTTCTAATTCCATAAAATTATTTTTTTATAATTTTTTTAAAATAAAAATTTTCAGAAAAAACCTCTTTCTTAAAAAACCATAAAAATAAAATAGTAAAAGAAAAAACGATAGCTATCAATAAAAAATCAAAAAAAGGAACAAAAACTGTGCCGGTGATTTCGGTCGTGCTGCCTGTGTCAGAAATTAGCGTGGCCGAATAAGTGATGTAATCAATAGGGTCCATATTTTAGGCTAAATCGCCGCTCTTCCTACGCGCTAGCGGCGATTATATTATATCGTTTTTTTTAAAATTTGTCAAAATTTTTAAACTGTGCTAACATTGTCAATGTGGAGTGTGAGAAAATAAATGCGATTTATAAGACTGGTTGCTCTATCGGGGGGCGATCAGTCTTTTTTTATTTAAATTTAAAAATTATTTTATCGTTTTAGTCTTTTATAATCTTCGCAACATCGAGTGCCATATCTTCTTAAAAACCAAATGGAAAAAACTGTTAGTCCGGCTAGAAACAAAATTAATTTTACTTTGTGATGCCAGTCCATATTATAGGGATTTTATTAGCTCATGGCTTACGCCGCTACGCTCAATCGCGCTACGCGCGCAATTAAATATATCTTATCTCAGCAGCCACATTATCGAATAAACCAACCCGAGCGCTCATGCCGCAAGTGAGAATTAAAAAAGCAATTAGCGCTTCATTTAAAAAACCATAGTTAGTTTTGATTAATTTTTCTTTCATTTTTTTATTGTGTCCGCATAGCGGAACACATTATTTTGTTTTTGTCAAGAGAAGAAAATCTTTACTACCTACTCTTAGGTTAGTCTTTACCTAGCCCGCGGTCAATCCCCCACATCTTGTGGTCTAAATTTATTTACACCACAAGATATAGATTTTAAGATACAAAAAGCAGAGCAATTAAGTAAAATCGCTCTGCTATTTTATTGAGTTTTAACCCATACACCGGGATAATTGTAGACGGATCCACGCTGTCCCGACGTTGGGCGGCCTGTGTTAAATCAAACGCTCTTGTTATATGTAAAAATTGCCTTTTTTTGATATCTAATGACACCCAATGACACCTATTTACTCCAACTGCCAAAAAATTCTTCAGCTGCGTGCTTAAACGCCGAAAAATCGCGCGGATTAATCATAACCGACTCTTTTATCATAACCTCAACCTTTTCTTCGTCTATGACCGGTTTTGGGGCAATCTCGGGCTTTACAGCGGCCGGCTCTACCGGTTTTGCGCTCGAGAATTTGCCAGACTTCGGGATTGTAGCAGTATCAACCATTTTTTCTTTTCTCTTTTTATTTGGCATAT